CCTGCTCTCGATTATTCATCGTCCCGGCGCGTTCATACAGGGCAGTTCGCGCCTTGCGCTTGGCGAAATTGCGGACCTCGTCGCGCTTCGATTCGCTCATCGTTCCTCCGTCCCTTCTGCGCGCCGGACGAATTGCGCAAGCAATTTGGCGATTACCGCCGATACGCTGGTGCCTCGGGCCTTGGCGATTCGGACGGCTTTTGCCCATAACACGTGGTCGCTTAGATAAATGTTTCGGCGTGTTGCCATTGAATGTAAGTATACACACACTTCTTGCCTAAGTCAATACACAAAATAACGGATAATATCTCTATGGCCTCTCCCGCGCTCCCTACCTTCCCCATCGAGCCCGCCGCTCTCGCCGCTCTCGACGCCGCCATCGCCACCGGCGCAACGCGCGTCCACTACCAGGACCGCACCGTGGACTATACTTCGCCTAAGGATCTCCTGATCGCCCGCACTCTCCTCTACAATCTCCTCTACCCCGCAGGCACCCCCGGCCCGACTGGCCAAGTCACCCGCCGCCAAGTGCGCATGAGCACCAGTACGGGATGGTAGTTTTATACAGATGCCTATAGAACTCTACGTAGAAACGACGTTAGGCTATGATTTAGCTGCTAGTGGTGCTAGTGGTAGACTGTAGTGCATGACGCCGCGACCGCAGCCACAGCCGATCACCGTCACTGCCGCACCTCCTCCTGTCCGTAAGCCTCTGCGCGATCACGTCGCTCGCTTCTCTGCCTGGGCTGCCTCCGCCTCCCGTCGCGCCGTCGATCTGTCCTGGCTGGCGAAAGGGCGGGATGTACTGCTGCTGCTCGGCCTCTCACTTCTGGTCCATGCCCTTTGGCAGTGGTCCCCCACCGCCGCCGAAGCTCTCGCTGGCCTGGAGCTACTCTGGCTTTGGTGGTCGATGACACCGCCTGCCGATCCGCCGAAGCCCACATCCGCTCCTTCTGGCGGTAGGATCTAGCGAATGCCCGACAACCGTCCATTTCATGTGTTCTGGGCTCTTTGCCGGTTTTACACTGTCGTTCCCTCTGTGTATAGCCATAGGGTAGCTCACTGGCAAGATATTGCCATGCAACCACTATCCACATTAAACTTGGAAGACGCTCAGGCTTTTATATCGGTGCGTGCGTCTGCCTGGTGGCCATTCTCTAACGTCGGCTTCAGTACTCCAGGCTGGAAGGCGCTAGAGTTCCAGATATTTCAATACGACAATGCTTTAATGCCTGGAGCCAACCCCCCTAACCGCTATCTGGAGCGTGCCTGATGCTCTCCGATCTGATCCGCTCCAATATCGAATCGGCTTTCGCCATCCCTCTGCCTTCAATCCAAGCCTCCTCGGGCGGCTCCGGCAACCCCTACGACGCCGCCTCAACCACCCGTCGCGGAGCCAACTGGCAGCCTAACCGCCAAGGCCCCACCACCAATCTCTGGTCCTCTTTGGACCTCATGCGGGCTCGCTGCCGGGACGAGGTCCGCAACAACCCCTGGGCCACAGCCGCCATCGACAATTTCGAGTCCCAGGTCATCGGCAACGGCATCAAGCCGCGCTGGAATCTCCCCGACCGCCCCGATCTCAAGCTCAAAATCGAGACCGCGTTCAATCGTTGGGCTGGTTCAAAATCCATCGATCACGCCGGACTCCTCAACTTCTATGGGCTACAAGCTCTTGCTTCCCGAGAAATCTTCGAGGCGGGCGAGGTGCTCTGCCGTATGTACACCCGTCCGCCATCCTGGGGCATGGATGTCCCGCTTCAACTCCAGCTTATTGAAGGTGAGCAGATGCCGATCTGGCTCTCGGCTATCCACGGCGGCAACATTATGGTCGATACTCCAGCCGCCAATACCGTCCGCGTCGGCATTGAGTTCGACCCTTATGGCCGCCGTGTCGCCTATCAAATGTACAAGGAGAATCCAGGTGAGACCTCCTTCTATAACGTTGACGCTTTGACATTCGTCCGTGTCCCTGCCAAGGACTGCCTGCACGCCTTCAAGCCCCTTCGCGCCGGACAACTCCGTGGACAGCCGTTCCTAGCTTCCGGCCTGGGTATGCTGCACGAGCTGGAGAAATACACAGACGCCACCGTTGTCCGCCGCGTCATATCCCGTATGTTCGCGGGCTTCATCAACTCCGTCACGCCTAACGACGACCTTCCTGGCGGTCTGCTGCCTCAAGCGAACGGGCAAGGCCCCAGCTTTAATAACGTTGGCAACAACAACCCTCCTGGAGTGCTCGACGCAGTGGTCGAACCAGGCACGATGATAACTCTCCTCCCCGGCGAGAATATCACCTTCCCCAATCTCCCCCAAGACAACGACTTTGAAGCCTTCCTTCGTGTCACGCTGCATCGCTTCGCCGTCTCTGTCGGCGCGACCTACGAGCAGATCACAGGCGACCTCAAGGGTGTAAACTACAGCTCCATCCGCGCCGGCCTGCTCGACTTCCGGCGCAAGTGCGAGCAGTTCCAGCGCAACATCATCATTCAACAGTTCTGTGCGGGCGTGGTACAGCGCTGGCTCGATGAAGCGGTCATGGCTGGCGTCCTATCCCTGCCTGGATACGCCAAAGACCCGTCGCTTTACCAAGACATCCAATGGGCCACCCCCGGCTGGCCTTGGGTCGATCCCAAGAACGACCAGGAAGCCAACGCCGCCGCCGTCCGCTCGGGTTTCACGAGCAACGAGGAAGTCATTGCCGAGCGAGGCGGAGATATCGCCACAGTGTACGCGCGACTCGCCGCCGAGAACGAAATGGCTGACAATCTGGGTCTGGTACGTGACGTTGACTCACGCCTGGTCCTTATCGGGCGCGAATCCAATCCGACCGAGGAAGCGCCCGAGGAAGACGAGCAGGGCAAGCAGGAGCAGAAGGGCGAGGAGAAGGCGGGGAGCTAGGATCGGGGAGCTAGCCATCTATAGTTTTAACCACTACAGCATTGTGTTACAGTAATCCTCAGATATGAAGGCTCCGCTACTCCACGTCGCCTCACAGATTTTCGATCAGTGTCTAATGGTCCTTCCCGAGCGACTGGATGTCATCCTTCACTATCTCGCTCCCCGCCTTGACTTGCAGCATCAATCCGCTATTGGTCAAATGTTCTCTGAGCGGTTGCTCCTCGGGCGCACAAAGGGACTCGGCGACGGCGCAATGGACCTGCTGGCTTTCGATGACGATTACGACCTCCCACAATCACAGTCCCAGCCCAAGAAGCCCTACGCTCTGACCGACGCCGGAGTCGCCGTCATCCCGATCCGAGGCACTTTGCTTAAAAAGTCCGACTGGATGAGCGCCGCCTCCGGCCTCACCTCCTACGCTTCGATCACCAACGCCTTTACCTCCGCGCTCGATGACGACGCTGTCAAGGGCATCCTATTCGACATCGACTCTCCAGGCGGCACGACTCACGGCTGCTTTGAACTCGCCGACTTGATCTACTCCTCGCGCAAGCTCAAGCCAATCTACGCCGCCTGCAACGATCTGATGGCAAGCGCCGCCTACGCGCTAGGATCTAGCGCCGAGAAGATATTCCAGACTCGCACCGGAGCGTCGGGTAGCATCGGCGTGTTCATGCTTCACTGCGACCAGGAAGGCGCGGATAAGCAGCTGGGCGTTAAGTACACCTACATCTTCGCTGGTGACAAGAAGGTGGACGGCAATCCGCATGAGGCTTTGTCCCGCTCGGCCAAACGCGACTGCCAGACCGAAGTAGATCGACAGTACCAGATGTTCGTGGATTGTGTCTCCCGCAACCGCTCCGCCTCCCCGGTCAAGATCCAGGACACCGAGGCCGGTATCTTCTCCGCCGCCTCCGCAATCCCTCTCCTGGCTGATTCCGTAGGTACTTTCGACGACGCTCTCTCCGCTCTAACCAAGCGTGTATCCGGCCCCAACTCCAGCCGCTTGACAAAGACAGTTGGCAAAGTGGCCTCCGCACATGCTACAATTCCCACTAGTCCGTCAGCTATAGTAATTAAAACTACAGCGGAAGCAGAAGCCTCCGCCGCTCAAGGAGACGATGACATGTCCGTGACTCTCGCCAGCTTACTCGCTTCCGCCTCTCCCGAGGAACTCCAGCAATTGGCTACTCTCGCCGCCTCCGCCAAAGACAAGGAGAAGGAGCCCGAGGGCAAGTCCGAGCCCAAGGATAAGAAGATGAAGTCCAAGCCAGAGCCCGAGCCGGATGACAAGGATGACGACAAGGATGACGACAAGGATGACGAGGACGAGCCGGAGCCCGAGGACAAGAAGAAGGACAAGAAGGGCACTAAGGCTGACGACATGAGCAAGGAGAAGGGCAAGAAGGCTGCTGTCAAAAAGGACGACGAAGAGGACTGCGAGCCTGGAGCCCGCAAGGCCGCCCTGGCCTCTCCCGGCACTCTCGCTTTCGCCGAATCCATCGATGCCATCACCGACATGTGCGCCATTGGCAAGCGCCCCGACCTGGTCGGCCATTACACCAAGCAGTTGGCTAAGGGCAAATCCCTATCCGACATCCGCGCCGCTTTCCAGGAAGCCCGCGCCAAAGCATCCGCCGATAACCCGACCGACGCTGCCTTCACCGCTCCCCAGGGTTCGGCCAACGCCATCGACGACATCATGCGTCAAGCCAAATCCTACGCGCAGTCGAACAAAGTGTCCGAGTCGGACGCGATGGTGTCTGTGCTCCGTTCCAACCCCGCTCTCTACCAACGCTTTCAGGACGAGCGTGCCGAAGCCGCGATGTCCCCAGGCGCAACTCGTCAGTACGTGCAGCAGATGAGCAACCGTATGGCATTGCTCGGACTCCGGGGCGGCGAGTTCGGCGTCACGGCGAGTGCTCGGTTCTAGCTGTCGATCAAGATTGAGATAAGGACAAGGAGACAATCAAATGGCACTTCCCACATACTACGCAGGCTACGACGAGGCGGCAGATGGCAATAATAGTCTCTCGCTGATCTGCGGGGCTACCTCGCTCGCCACCTCCCAATACTTCGCCGTCTCTCTCGGCTCTGCTGGCTTGGTCGTCTCCACTGCCGGTGCCAATTGCATCGGTATCCTCCAGGACAATCCCATCGTCGGCCAAGCCGCACAGGTCGTATTCAACGGTGTGTCCAAAGCGGCCATCTCCGCTTCCCAAACTCTATCGGCCGGCTCCCTGCTCGAAGTGGATACTGGCGGTACGCTCAAGCTCCATGCGTCCGGCACAATTGTCGGCATGGCGCTGCAACCTTTGACTTCAATCGCGGCTGTGACTATCCAGCCGGTGCTTTTGCTCAAGTCTAACGCGACCTTCTAGCTTCGGCTCGTCGTCGCCTGTTGTTCTGTCCGGTTCGATTCTGTCCGCTTTGAAGGAGATTTCGATACACCATGCCGCAGCCTACACAGTCTGACCTTCACGTCAATGCGTTGCTGACCAACCTCTCCCTGAAGTACATGCAGGCCAAAGACAATTTCGTGGCTGACCAGGTGTTTCCAGTCGTGCCTGTGCTGAAGCAGTCGGACATCTACCCGATCTACCAGCCTGGGGATTTCAATCGCGGTGTCCTTATCCCGCGTGCAGCCGGCGCTCGTGTCAAGAACATCGGCTATCGGGTAGACAATACGCCGACCTACTTCTGCCCCGTCTACGCCATCGGCCACCAGATCCCTGACCAAGTCCGCTCCAATGCCGACTTCCCGTTCAACCTCGACGCCGACGCTACCGACCTGCTCACGATGCAGTATCTCATCGCCCGCGAGGTCCTCTGGGCCAGCGCTTTCTTCGGCTCGGGCCTCTGGACCAACGACTGGACCGGAGTAGCGTCCACCCCGACCTACACCGAGGGCTCGACCACCAATCAGGTGCTCCAGTGGACCGACCCGAACTCGCAGCCGATTATCGACGTTCGCAATCTCAAACGCTCGGTCGAGTTGCAATCGGGAGGTTTCCGGCCCAACACCGCGACTCTCTCCCGCTATGTTTTCGACATCCTCTGCGACCACCCGGACTTCGTGGATCGCGTGAAGTACGGGCAGACCAGCCCGAACCCCGCCAAGGTTGCGCGGGAGGCGATGGCTGAACTGTGGGAACTGGATAAGGTCCTGGTCATGGACGGCATCCAGAACCAGGGCGTCGAGGAAGCCGGGACGGACTCAGGAGGATCGACAGCTGGGCCGCTTGTCTCGAACGCCTGGATTGCGGGCAAGGGCATCCTGCTCACCTATTCGCCCAAGACCCTCGGGCTAAACACCCCCGGCTGCGGCGCGACTTTCTCCTGGACCGGCTACTACGGAGCCAACGGCCTGGGCACCCGCATGCGCGACTACTACGTCAACGAGACGTCCTCGACCAACGTGGAACTCGACGCGGCTTTTGTATTCAAAGTCCTGATGAAGCAGATGGGCGGCTTTATCTCCAGCGTCGTGGCCTAATTGCAGCTTTGATCGACAGACCCATGCAAAAAATCATCCGCACCGGCGCTGTCTTCCGCAAGCCCTGGAGGGAGCTTACCCGCTCCGACACTCCCGACTTTGTGGTCGCCCGCCGCCCGATGGTCACTGAAGGTGTGCTGACGGAAGTGGGCGATCCTGTACCTCCGCAGATTTGCGCCAAGCGCGTGCGTCTGCGCCAGCTATACGAGATGCGGATGATCGATCCGGTCGTGACTCAGGTGGCGGCTCCGGCTCCGGCTCCAGCAGCTTTCAGTCTTGCCGCTCCTATCGCAGCTCCTATCGCAGCTCCTATCGCAGCAGGCAACAATAATAACAGCTATTCCCCGCCTAAACGCCGCGCCGTCCGCGCCGTCCGTGGCACAATTAAATAAGGAGACCGATTATGGGATACCGCAAAGAATACGGGCCGTCGATATCGCAGGGCAGCAAGACTTTCACCAAAGTGGGCCAACCGACCGCGCAGGGTATCAAAATCACTGCCTCCGCTACCGACCAGGGCGTTACTCAATCCCATCTAGTCGCCTATGCAGGCTACTCCTTCGCCGCCGACGGCGGGGCGGTGTCCACGATCACTCCAGTAAAAACCTGCGTCATCCCTGCTAACGCCGTCATCACCAAGGTCGCCTGGAATGCCACCACCGTCCCGGTCGGATCGGGCGCATCAATTGCATTTGGTCTATCCGCAGGCGTGGCGTCCGGCCCGACTACCTGCCTTGTTGGCACTACGGCTATCTCCGGCATCACTTTGGACGAAGTGACCGTCGTATCCACAACCGCCTTCAAAACGACCGCCCAAGCCAACATCACCATGACCATCACCGGAGCCGCTCTGACTGCGGGCGTCGTCGAAATCTGGGTGGACTACTACCAATCCGCCGCGAGCTAGGAGGGCAAGCGCCGATGTCATTTCAAAAAGGCAGCTTCACAATCGGCTTGTTGACTCTGCTGATCGGCGGAGCGATCCTATTGCTGAATCGTCCTCTCTCTGTGCAGGCACAACAGCAAAAGGGCGCTTTCCATGTCACCGGGCAAGCTCTCACTACCTCCCTCGCTTCCCCTGCTGTGCTTGAGGGGGGCACCACCAATACCAACGTCGATCTGACAACTCTCGTGCTCGTGAATACCGATACTGCCTCGCATACCGTTACTGTCGAGGACTGCACCCCAACTACTCCTTTCGTGTTCCTGCCTGCCGTCACCATCCCCGGTGTCGGATCGGCCAACTCTACCTGGGTGATCCCGATGTACAGCACGCGCTTCACCGGATGCCTGAAGTGGTCTGCGTCCAGTACCCTTATCTCCGGCTCGATTGTCGGCGTGCGCTAGGATCTAGGGGCATTACACTTGTCCTTCTCCACCACAGTCTCCGCCCTCGATACCATCTGCCAGTCCCTGTTCGGCGAAATCTCGATCACCATCCACCCGTCCGCCGCTGGCTACTCGGATCTCGCTATCCCCAACGCCATATCTCGCGATCCGACGCTTGAGGACGACTACAACCCGCTCTCTCCGCAGGGCGTCTCGAACCTCATCCTGTTTTTCAATCCAGCGACTCTGCCAACGCCTCTATCCCCGACCCAGTTGCTCCCGGCGCACGGAGACACAGCAACTGCCTCGAATGGTGTCAAGTACTCCCTGTCGAGAGTGAAGCCAGACAACGAGGGGGGCTACGTCCTCTACCTCCGCCGCACCAGCCCCGGAGCTATCTAATGCTTCAACCCTCTGTCGTCACCGCCGCTGTCGTCTCCGCATGGCAGTCCATCCCCGCCCTCATCGCACAGATGAATGGCAACCCAGCCAATATCTCGGCCCACGACTATTCCTGGGGCTCTGAGAACTCGCTCTCCAAAGCCATCGGCCAGATGCCCGCCCCATCGATCCTCCTGGCCTATCTCAAAATCCAAGGCGGCGACTACGACGGGGAATCTGTGTGGAAGCACCACCTCCAGGTCGCTATCAAATCCGGCAACGCGGCCGACCCGAACAGCAGCACGCCGTTCATGAGCACGTTCGACGTGTGGTGGCTGATGATGAACGGAGGTGTATTCGGCACGCCCCAGTCGATCCGCACCTACGCTCTATTAGGCGGCAACCTCGCTCCCATGATCGACCTCCCCTCTCTCATCGCCCACCAGGACGACATGGGCGACTTTTGCGTCGGCACCCTCATCTGGCCCGAGTACGGAGATGTCGGAGCCTACTAGCGCCAAGTGTAGTATTCTGATATAGACCAAGCTGTAGTTTTAATCACTATAGTCTGCACCCGAAGGAGATCGCGCCCATGCCAGCACGCATTCAAGGATTAAAGATCGGACTTGGCAACAATCAACAAGGCGGACTAGGCACCCCTTCGATCTCCACCGCCTCCACCTCCTTCTCTCTCTGGCGCAAGCTCGATAAAACCGTCCCCTTCCTCAAGGCAGGCACCGAGACGGACAAAGAGGAAGTCGGCAAGGGCAACGAATGGATCAGCCAAGTCTACAAGACGGCGAAGCAGCCGTCCGGCTTGGCCTTCGATAAGTACGGATCGGCGGAGTGGTTGCTTTGGACTTGCGGCTTCGGCCTTGGCGTCTGTACTGTGTCTGGGGGCCTATACACAATCCATCCGCTCGATCCTGGCATCACGCTTGAGCTTCCTTATACCACTCTTGTCACACAGCTAGCTGAAGGAGGCGGCTCTGCAATCGATGTCTCCATGCTCGGCTGTATCGTAGACTCGTTCGACATCCAGTTTCACTACGGACCGACCCGCGCCTCGGTCAAATGCAACACCACTCTCGCAGGCTCCGGCATCTCGACCCTCCCTTCTGGCGTCTCGCTTCCTTCTACTCCCGTCAACGAAGCCTTCATGTCCGCGTCGTCGATGGCGATTACAGTCAACGGCGTGGATTACGTATCGTCGAAGCAAGTGCTCATGGGCTCGATCTCCTGGAAGAACAACCCGATCCTACCGCTGATGTTCACCCCCGGCTCGGGCCTCGACTCGGACGGGTTTGCTGTCGGCAACCGCATCTTCATCGGCGACCGTGACGTGCAATTGACGTTCACCGCATTCCTCGAAGCTAGCTCCACCCAGTACGCCGCCCTCGTCGCCCAGACCACCGGCGTAACAACCGTCACCTTCACCTTCGATGCGACCCACTATGTCACTTTCAATTTCCCTGTGACTAGCTTCGAGATGGTGGAGGATGTGCAGGAGGATGGGATCGTCGCCGTCACCTGCACAATGGCTCCGCGCTACGATTCGACCGTAGTCGGCGGCCTTGCAAACAACGTCTTGAATATCACTGGGAAATGCAATATTGCGAATATCTGCCAGTAGGCTGAATAGGAGACTCTGACAATGGCCCTTATCACTCACAAAATAAACCACACCTTTACCCCGCCTAATGGGTTGGCTTTGACGCTTACCGAAGCCGTCACCGGCAACGCCGAGTTCAATCTCTCCGATCCGGCGCTCGCTGTCACCGCCAACCATCAGTACCACTTGGCTTTCACCCAAGCCAACCTCCAATCCGTCTGTTTGGCCGTATCCGCCGCCGCCTCTGTGACCGGGACGGTGACCGTCTACACAAACAATCCGTCCGGCTCCTCTCCTCAAGACACCATCCCCCTGACCATTACCGCGTCGGGCGGACAAGTGCTGGAGTGGACGTTGCAGACGAATCTGATCGCCAAGTGCCCCTTCTCAGGCAACGTCACCACCATCTACGTCACCAACGCCGCGTCCGGACCTGTGTCTATCTCTATCTACGGCCTGCTGAATCAGTAGGCGTTATGGGTCAGGCGTCGTGGCGGAGGCACCAACGCTTGACGACGGCTACGATATCTGTGCTGCCTGCCACCATCGCCGCGACCAGCATGCCTCCTGGTGGGACGGCGCGACCCCGGACCAATGCCGCTATCGCTTCTCTGACGGCAGCTATTGCGGCTGCGAGGAGTTTATAGAGCACGGAGGCTTCGATGCCTGACGAACATGTCCTCCACACCGACAGCGTTAACACGCGTCTCTCCCTTCTGGAGCAAGGAGCATTAGCTTATAAGGAATTGAGCGAGGAGCGCTGGCGAGCCCACCACGCCGTGCATATCAGCGAGGGGCAAGTACGCGAAGACACAAAAGAGGCGATGAACGCGCGGCTTGAGGGGATGAATCAGCTCCGCGAGGAGAACGCCAAGTTCATTACTCGCGACGAATATAACTCGGCGCACAAATCCATCGACGAGCGCGTAGATACTCTCGCTCGCTTAGTCTATATCGGCTTGGGCATCGTCCTACTGGCGGGGCTCGTGATCGGCTGGCTAGTGCAGCACACGAGATAGCTGCTCTTGACATTCTCTCAATAGCAAGCGTAGACTGTGAGTCTATGGCTTACGGCGATCTAGCGACAATTGAAACTGACAAGGGCGAAGTGAAGGGGTGGCCGATTCAGGACCCGATCTCAGAGAAGATCGCTGTCCTCCGCTACCCCACCAACCCCGAGCTACTCGCCTATTACTCGGCCCAACGCTTCATCGTCACCGACCTCGGGCGGCGGAAGTCCAAGATCGATATCGTCCCGAGCCCGAAGGCGGATCTAGCGTTGTTCACCGCCTGCCGTCTCGGCAAGCCCGAGCCCGAGTTCGACGACGCCGACATGGCCTACGCCCTCTCCATCCTCCTGGACCACCGCATGGTGTCCTGCGAGAAGCAAGGGAAGGCATATTTGATTACACTCCGCGTGCTCGACCCGACCGGGGAGTCGAGCGGCGTGACTCTGACCCACCTGCTCTCCATGCCGACGCGCAAGTCCCTCTCCGACTACCGTTCGAAACGCCGCGTGCCAATCTCCCTCCCCAACAACCTCGAAGAGATCCGCCTGCCGCCCGATGTGCCTGCGGCTCTCTACGATCTCCTGCTCCAATCGTCAACCGGCTATGCTGACGGCGTGGACGTGCCGCTGCACCACAAACGCACGGTCATCAATCAACTGGACGAAGCCCTCGCTCTCCTCGACCCGGCCATCGACCCAAACGAGTAGCGCCGGACGAGTGGCCCGACCCAGTCCCCTTCCGGCTTCTAGTCCATCGCCTGCTCCGTGAGAAGGAAATGTGCGGCGAGAACGAAGGCGGTCCAGAAGATTGCCAGGATGCTCGTACGGTCCACTGTATCGAGTGTAAGACAGAGTGGCAGCCTGACAACACAGACTTCCCTGGGCCATGCCCAAGCTGCGGTCGTCAATACACGTTGGTTAATCGCTGTGATAGATGCCCTAAGGCCGAGCTAGACTATCGCCGCGCCCACTCGGAGGCGGGTAACGCGCTCGGTTGCGCCATCGATCTCGAATGGGATGTGAAGCACCTCGCCGTGGACTGGTCCCAGATAGACGAGGAATCCGCGACCCACCTGAAGATTCTGGAGCAAGAGCGGGAGAAGCGGCAGGAGGAGCTGATGAAGCGGGCGCAGGACGAGCGGCGGATTCAGGAGATTCACAACAGGCCGAAGCGGTAACTTCTCCACAGATTTCTCCACTCTTCTCCACTTTCTCCACAGTATACTGGAGGGAAGCCTATGGCGATCTTTATCACCAAGATCACGCGCTCGACCTTCACCCTCTCCCCGTTCACCTCCGAGCAGATGCAGGAGATCGGCACTGTCATGCTCGACGCCAAGATCGAGCGCATCCGTCGCGGCATCGACTCGCGGGACCAGCCTGCCAAGCCTCTCGTCGAGCGCTACGCCCGCCGCAAGATCCTGCGCGGCCGCGCCCCAATTCGCGACTGGTTCTGGCGCGGGCTCACTCTCGGTTCGCTCAAGGTCAAAGC